ACAAATAGGGAGAAAGTGCTGCTGGATTGCGTGGTTTAATCCTTACTGGCTCTGGAGGGGGTGGTGCCGCTGGTGCGGGTGGTAGCCAAAGTGGAGGGGGTGCTGGTGGCTACGTTGAGCGACTATTCACCAATCCTGCGGCTACGTATACTTATACGGTTGGCACACCCGGATCGGCAGGAACGGGCTCTAATAACGGGGGAGCGGGGGCTGCCGGTACCATTATCGTCATAGCCTACTTCCAATAAGCCCATGCTTGGATTTGGCGCTACAGGCCAATTTGCAATAGGCCAAGTAGGTACAGCCGGTGGGTCAGAGTTTATTGGCCCCGACAAATGGTTCATAGCCCTTTCGGAGCCCGTAAGGTTCAAGATTGGCCTATCTGCCGTAGAGCAGCAAACGCTGGCTCTATTCCCCAATCCGATAGTTTCGTTTGGATGGTTTGGAAACCTTTCAGAGCCAGTAAGGATTAAACCACGCAATCCAGCAGCACTTTCTCCCTATTTGTTCTTTCAACCGGCTCCAAGCCCATTTGTGGCAACGGGATGGTATAATTGGCTTTCAGAGCCGATTCGTCTCAAGCCGGGGTTAGGTGTTCAAGATCAGTCGTTTTTCTTCTATCAAGCCAACCCAACGACGGTAACGCCATTTGCTTGGTATGCCAGCCTATCCGAGCCGGTCCGGCAAAAGATAGGCCTAAAGGCTTTTCTCCAGCAGTTTGAGACCCAAGCCCCTCAATTCATCCCGGCACCGGCGACTCTTATTGATGGTTGGTTTAATTGGTTAAGCGAACCAAAACGGTTCCTGAAAGGACTAGGTGCCCCTTACCAGATATATTTTACCGCCAACCCAAGGATTCTGCCGAATCCAAATGTGACCGTCAATATCAATATGATTGAGCTGGATACCGATTTATTTCAGGTTGCCATTAATGTGGTAAAATCAAATACCCCGGTCTCGGCAAGGGTGTCCATTGTTGAGATCGGAAATGGGTTAAGTCCGACAGCGGTAATAGAACACTGATGACCTTCCTTAGTGGGCCGTTCAATATAGAACAGGGTAATTCTGCCCAGTTTGTGGTAGAGTTCCTTGATACTACTGGGGTTTTGACTGTGCCGCCTTCAGCGGCGATGACGGTGGTGTATACCAATACATCGTATGCGCCGCAGACGGATAACGTAACCATGACTTCGGTGGGCAGTTTCTTTACCGGAACTTGGTCATCGACCTCGGCGGGGCTGGGACTGGCTACTTGGACAGCTACCGCGTTGCCCAGTTCAGTGCAAGCAGCGCAGGGGCAAATTAGAGTTATACAACGCAAGGGTAACTGAGGTGGTATTCTCAACTTCGCAGACATACTCCGGAACGTATAACTTCGCCCCGTCCAGCGGCGATCTGATTATCACCGCCTTCCAGCGTATTCGTATACGGCCGACTGAAATTCTTCAACCTCACCTTACACAAGCCATAATCGAACTTAACCTGCTATTGGTCAAATTCTCTAATCTCCAACCCAACCTATGGGATGTTGACCTTCAGACCGTTCCCCTGACCCAAGGGACGGCCACCTATTCGGTTCCCGCCGAAACGGTGATGATTACCAATGCCTATATCCGAACGGGTACAGGGACCTCTGTGATCGATAGGCTGATCTTCCCGATTAGCAATACCGAATACGCAGCACTGCCTAATAAGACCCAACAGGGAACCCCAACCCAGTTCTGGTTCAACCGGCAGATTTCACCCACCTTCACACTATATCTAGTGCCGGACGGTAATGGCCCCTATACCGTGTATTACTATAGGGTGCGTCAGATACAGGATGCCATTGCTGGTAGTGGCCTGAATGTGGAAGTCCCGTATCTCTGGCTGGATGCCATAGCGGCCGGGTTGTCTCACCGGCTAGCCCGTGTCTTTGCCCCCGACTTGGAAGATAAGCGCAAGATGGATGCAGAGGAGGCGTGGCAAATTGCCGCAAAGCAGAATGTAGAGAACGTACCTCTTTACCTCGCCCCCGGTCTAACGAGCTACTATAACTAATGCGCCCCCATAGCCATTTCAGTGTAGACGCCGCTAACCCTCGGGCAAGGGCGGTCTGCGACCGTTGCGGCCAGCACTGGCAGCTTGGCGATTTGCTTTGGCAATATGAATGGTCTGGGCCTCGGCTTCAGAACTTACGTATTTATGTTTGCCCGCCTTGCTTAGATAAGCCACAGATTAATATCAAGACCTTTGTGATCCCGCCCGATCCGGTTCCTGTTTATAACCCGAGAACGGAGAAGTATACCTTAGATGATAGTCCCCTCTCAGCTATTGGCGCTAGTCCCAATTTCTTCACTCCTCAGAACGGTTCTCGTATCGGAAGCCTTACTGCTGGCGGGGGTCTTAACGCTGCTTTTGATAGCGTCATTAATAAGAAATCGTGGGTAAGCGCCGCCGGTTTAACCAGCACCATTACCTCCAGCTATGCGGCTTATGTCGGTATTAACTGGCAAGGTGAATTGCAGCCCAATATGTCCTTCCCATCCAGCCTGCAATCACCGATTATAACCCATAGCCTGAGTTCAGTCAGCATATACGCTCCGCTGGATCGAAGCTTTCTGAACCTCAATCCAACCACCTATGCGATCCAATATTCTCCGACCAACACCCCCTTATTTGGGGCATGGACCACGATTGCCTCTGGCGTCACGGCGGGGATTGCGGGAGAAAGTATTGGAATTACAATAACTTCCACGATGAACAATCCACTTAGTCAGTTCCATAGGGTAGCCTTCTTGGGGAATGGAACCGACTATGTTAGTGTGGCTCAGGTTCAACTTTCCGTGAACGAGGTGGGGTAGGCCATGTTAATCGAGGTAACTGGAACTGGGGTCGATGATACTGTGGCGCTTCAGGCGGCTGCCACCAGCGCTACGGCTAAGGACAAAATCAGGCTGTATGGCCCATGTGTTACCAGTAGGATTTTCTCCCCACCATGTTCGTGGGGTGGCGTTAGCTCCGTAGAGAGCCAGCTCATTGCGTTAGCTGGCAGCGGAACAAATCTAGCCTCCATTTCAGATCGCAGTGGCATTAGTGTAACTGATATTGGGTTCGTGGGCGAGGGTTTACCCAATGGCACCTTCGGGCTCGCTGTGGGATCGCCCACTACGGCTTCAACTGACCAGCTTATCGAAGGTTGTTCATTTAGCAAATTAAGCGCCAATCAATGGATTGTCGGTGGCGCTGCCGCGCCTTGTAATGGGCTTAGGATACGAAAGAACCATTTCAATAGTACTGCTGCGGACTATCCGGGAACCGGAGGTGGGGGTATCTTCATCTACCTACAAAGCGGCGCTGGCTTTTTCACCAACGGTGAAATCGATGGCAATATCATGGATGGCCCAGGAGTATCCTTTGGGGTAACTCTATTCGGTAACCATATCGGATTCCTGATTACTCGTAACCAGATAAACAATATCGGACTGAATGTAACCGTACAGCCCGGCTTTCCTGGCCGCTACGGTATTACAATTTACAATACGGATGCCACCCCTATTAACGGCATCACCAGCGATAACCTTATTATTAACCCGGCGGAATGTGGCATTTATATTGCCAATGCCTCCGAACAGACCGTTACTGGTAATAGGATTGTCGGGCAATACGGTAATGCGAATATTTCCAGTTTGCCACGTGGAGCCATTTCCTTGAATGGCCTCAATGGAGGCCTGATAGCCAATAACGACCTTGAGAACTTCCTGTGGGGCATTGCCCTCTCGGGCGGTTCGCCTGGGACGCCCCCTTGTGCAAACCTCAGCATCCTAGCCAACCGGCTTAGGGATTCGATCAACGCCAATGCCATAGCTCTCAACGCCGACAGCGCAGTATTCTCTACGGGGGCCAATCTTACCTTTGCATTCAATGATATCAATCTGGATGGTGGAGGGAGTGCCGCATTCGGGGGTTCCTTGACTGGCAATGGTAACATCACTGTATCTCAAAATACAGGTCACGCAGCACATATCTGGGGAGGCGCAGTCTATAGCGGCGCAGTTACAAATTTGAACAATCCTCTTCTCGCATAAGAATGATAGATGGCAATTAACTTTACTACCTATATCCAACAGATCGCAAACCTGATGGTCGTCTCCACTGGAGACGCCAATTTTAATACTATGTATCCCGGTATGATCGACTATGCCGAACAGCGGATGTATAGGGAACTTGACCTTCAGAACACTCGCGTTTCCGATACCACCGTTACCCTGTCCTCAGGGTATAATTTCGTTACCCTCCCGGTCGATCAATATATTCTGATCGCAGAACAATTCAATGTTCTAAGCCCTACCACGGCATTATCTTCCAACGCACTTCGTAATCCATTAACTCCAGTGACCAAGGAGTATCTGGATTTTGCTTGGCCAACCTCTACGGCCACCGGGGTTCCCCTCTATTACGCCCCTTTGAACGATACGACATTTAAGATCGGTCCGGCGCCAGACCAAGCCTATCCGCTTGAGGTGGTTGGCACAATCCGTCCGACGCCATTGTCGGCCTCGAACTCCAGCACTTGGTTAACCCAACATCTGCCGGATATGTTTATCGCGGCATCGATGGTGTTCGCCTCTGGTTATATGCGGAACTATGGCGCCCAAGCCGACGATCCGCAGATGCCGGGTTCATGGGAAGCCCAATATAAGGCTCTGTTTGCTTCAGCCAACGCTGAGGAGCTGCGTAAGCGCTTCCAGAGCCAAGGCTGGGGACCAATGACGCCCAATCAAATCGCAAGCCCTCCGAGGACGTAATAGATGCCTTGGGGCGCAGTTACTCTACAGGCAGGCGTAGATACCCAAAAGACCCTCTCTGTCAATATGGCGGGGGTCTCGGTGTCACAGATGATCCGCTATAAAGAAGGTCTGATTCAGACCTACGGGGGCTGGCAAAATTATATTAGCTTCACCGTTAATTCCACAGTGCGGGACCTTCATCCGTGGCAAGACATTAGCGGAGGTCAGCATCTTGCTGTCGCGGGAACGGCCAATCTTGGCGTAATCACCACTGGGTCCTATCAAGACATTACCCCCCAAACCACAACCACAAATCCATCCCCTAACTTCTCTATTACCAATAGTAGCAACATTGTTACTATTGTCGATGGCGGAGCCAACGCTTCGGTCTTCAATACGATCTATTTGAACACCCCTATCGCGCTGGCTGGGACGCTTTTAAGCGGGGCTTATCCAATCCACTCGGTTGGCGGTTCCACCATCTATACGATCCAAATCCCATATACCTCAACGGCTACCGTTACCTCCAGCGGTATCCTGCCGATCTTTAACACCTCCTCCGGTTCGGCCACCATCACGGTTACGTTACCTAATAATAATTATCAGGCCATTACCGGATTATTTGAGCAGTTCATTGCGCCAACCACGGTTGGCACCAGCTTGCCTATTATTGTTCAAGGTAAATACCAGATCGCATCGGTCATTGATTCAACCAACTTCACTATCAATGGCACAGTACAAGCCAGTACAAATGCAACCGCCACCATGAATGGCGGCAACGCCCAGATTGTTTATTACGTTACATTAGGCCCCTTGGTTCCCGGTTCGGGCTTTGGAGCTGGCGGCTTTGGCTCAGGCGGCTTTGGAACCGGTACGGCTTCGGCTGGTACCCCCGGCACGCCTATAACTACCACAGACTGGACCCAAGACAACTGGGGTGAGGTTCTCCTTGCGTGCCCCGTCAACGGCCCAATCTATGCTTGGTCAAACGACGAAGGCTTCCAGAACGCACAAGTTATCAACCAAGCCCCATTCTTCAATGGCGGCATATTTGTGGCAATGCCACAGCAAATTCTTGTTGCGTGGCGCTCAATACAGGCTTCCGGAGTTCAAGACCCCCTGATTATTCGCTGGTCCAATCAGGGCGATTATACCAACTGGACGGTCTCTAATCAAACCACGGCAGGATCATTCCACCTTCCAAGTGGAAGCGTCATTATGGGCGGCATTCAATGCCCGCAATTCGCCCTGATTTCGACCGACGTTGAAGTCTGGTCAATGACCTATGTCGGCGGCATCGTCATCTTCAACTTTACCAAAATCGGTAATGGCTGTGGTTGGATAGGTTCCCATGCCTGTGGCATCTTGGGGGGTAACCCCTATTGGATGTCCGGTAGTAACTTTTACACCATGAGTGGCGGTGTAGTGCCATTGCCGTGTACCGTTTGGGATCAAGTCTTCCAAAACCTGTCAGTCTCCAATCAAAGTAAGGTCCGGGTAGCCGTTAACTCTGCCTTCAACGAAATCGCATGGTTTTATCCCTCTGCCGCCTCTACGGGCGAGAATGACTCTTATGTCAAGGTTCATATCGAGGGTCAGGAATATGAATGGGACTATGGTAGTCTAATACGGACGGCTTGGACGGATGTATCCATTCTGGGAATGCCAATCGGGGTAGATACTTCTGGGCAGATTGTTCAGCACGAAACCGGCACAGCCATTACCGGGACCGGATTGCCGAGCTTCCAAAGTGGTTGGTGGGCCATCAGCGAGGGAGAAGATATCCCCTTTATCGATCTGGTGATCCCAGATTTCATCTGGGGCATTCGATCAAGTTCCCCGAACGCGTCTATCAATATTACCTTTTTTGGAGTAAATTACCCCGGCGATACACCCACGGTGTACGGTCCTTATACCGTCACACAGGCCACTGAATACATTAATGTCCGCATCCGGAACCGCCTTATGTCCACCTTTATCCAAAGCAACAACGATAGCGAATTTTGGAGACTCGGGAAGGTTAGATTCCGGTTTGCTGCTTCAGGCAGGAGGTAACCATGGCATTTGGTCTTGGTGATCTTCTCCAAACCATGCAGCAGGGTGTACAGGCTGTTAATAACCTGACCACTCAGATTAAGGCCATTTTCCCGCAATTGACGGGCAATTCTACGGTAGCTCCAAGCTCAGCAGGCAGCATTACCTTTACCTCATCTGAGGCTCTTGGGTTCCAGCTTGTCACGCTATCCAGCGGGGTAGTCGTAAAAATTCCCTATTATAACCAATAGGTTAGAACATGGTTTCAACTTTTACGCCGAACATCCAACTCAACGAACCGGCCCGTGGTGATGATGTCGGCACCTGGGATACCCCCGTCAATGCCAATACGACGCTGCTGGATTTGGTCTGTGGCGGCATTGTAACAATTCCCCTCAACAACTCCAATATAGTGCTCTCAGCGGCTCAGTTTCAGTGCAAGACTATCACATTCAATAGTACCTTGACGGGCAATGTTATTATTACATTTCCCACAAGCTTTACCAAAAGTTATGAGATTCAGCACCTTTGCACCGGCAGCTCGGCATTCGTTATTCAGCTCTTGACCGCCTCAGCCGGGCAGGCTGTCGCGGCAGTGCCGGGACAGGTCATTGAAGTTCTTAATGACGGCACCAATATTATATACAAGAATTTTGGCGTAATTGGTTCTTATGTGGATTATGCAGGCACCACGCCACCGATCTGGAACAATGCCTGCTCAGTTCCGCCCTATCTTCATTGTAACGGAACGACCTTTTCATCATCGACATACCCAGTACTGGCCGCCCAGATCGGCACAACGCTACCTGATTTTCGGGGTCGATCACCTTACTATCTTAATGAGGGCACTGGGCGCTTAACCTCAGGAGGAGCTGGTATCGACGGTACCACTCTCTTTGCCGCTGGTGGCACCAATGGTGTTACTTTGGGTACAAGTAACCTACCTGCCTACACGCCTTCTGGTACGATCTCGGTTCCGGTACCCGGAGGTATGTATGCTGAAACGGGAGCCAATGTTGTCCAAGCTGGTACCAATCTTCCGCTTTCGGCTGGTGGCGCGTTTACCTTTAACGGAAATGCACAGGGCGGCGTCTCTGCGAATATAGCCAATGCCGCCCCTGGAGCCGTTGCCGGTATACGCATGATCCGAGCTGGATAATGCCATCGTCAACCACGAAACAAGCTCGTTTCATGAGCGCGGCAGCACATAACGCAGATTTTGCGCATCGTGCCGGCATTCCCGTTAAAGTCGCCAAAGAATTTCATGCCGCCGATAAGGGCCACAAGTACGGCAAGGGGCACCATGAGAAAATCCATGCAGCGCTTTCTACTGCCCGGAAATACAATAAGAAAGCCGATGGCGGTGAAGTAGATGATAACTTAAGTCCCGAAGATCAGGCCGCCATGATGCCTGAAACCTACGCAAATCCTGCCGTCAGGGGGGCTATCAGCGGCGTTGCTGATATGGTTAAGGTCCCCGGTCAAGTTATGACCCCAAATCCATATCCTCCCGGCTCTGAAGAGGCGGATTGGTTTGAGGATCAACGCACCAAGGGCGGAGAACAATGGGCACATAACATGGCCCTTAACATGATGGGCGGTTCCGGAGTTGTACCAGCGGGCGCCAATGAACTCAGGACCGGTGCCAGTATTAGTTCCAAGGGCTTTACCAAGGCGGGAGCGGAGATTGCCCCTCAAATCCACGATACCGTTCTGGGGGCCTCCGCGATCCCTCAGGAGCTACATCCCGCGGCCAATGTGCTGGCCAAGGACCTGAAGTCCTTTTACCCCAAGGATATTGCCCAGTCAGCCTATTATCTCGGGGTATCACCATCTGAAATCGAGAATAACCTCAAGAGCTACATGTCTCCAGGGGCTATTGATGCATTTGATAAACATTATGTGAAATTGGCCTCAAAGGCCAAAGCGGCTCCCACGGTGGATACCCCCTATGGCAAGGCTTATGACGCCGATAAAATCGTCGAACAAGCTCCTGATGATTGGTATACGGTTCACCACGAGCCGGAACCCTCCCCTCCGCCCAAGCAAAAGGTCGGAATCTCGGCTCAACAATTCAATGCGGACAACAAGCTCTATGATCCTCACGAGGACTGGAGTGGCTATGATAATCTCCATGATGAGTTCGCAAAACAGCCGCTTCATCTAAATCCACAAGAGCAAAGTGCCGTTAACTATTGGGGTCAGCCCAGTGGATATAAAGACATTAACGGCTACCTGCGCGGGGTACATAACAACAGCTCCGCCGCTATGTTATCCGTCAAACACCTCGATACAGCGATGTCCCCCCTTCCACAGGACACCATTGCATGGAGGGGCCTGCATGGTCCTCATGCTGAGGCCCTGAAGGGTCTTCAGCCGGGAGAGACGTTCTATAACGCCGGGTACACTGCCACCACCATCGACCCGAGGCGGGCAACCCACTATGGCATGAAGGATGATCCCGGAATTATCCTTAATTATCATCTACCTGAGGGCCATCCGGCGCTCTACACCAGCCATCCCGACGCCGGTGGTTGGAGCCAAAATGAGCGGGAATTGCTGCTCCCCCATGGCGCTCCCTTCAAGCTTATCGGTAAGGAGAATATTAAAGCTCCGGTCTGGGACTATAATGGCAACGTCACCAGCGCCACACCCCGTAATTTTACCGTTTACCATGTAGAGCCGTGGAATGGCCTCACAGAGGGCAGCACCCAACTCGATGCCGTTGCTGGCAAAACTCCACCATTTCATCAACCTGCACCGGCTTATGATCCTGCCAAACCCCTGACCGATGCGCCAACCTGGATGGATCAGGTTATGGATCAGCTTAAGGCACCCCCTAGTAAAGCTGATGACTTTGCATCCGCCCTAAAGAAGGCCATCTATAGCAAATTTGAAGATCATGGAGGTCCTTGGAAGGAAGTTGCCAAAGGTCCGGGAGCCAAGGACCTTGTGAAGCACCTCCATGAGGACTCCACCCATGGCACAATCGTTAATGCCTTGGCGCAGCAGCACATTATGGATTCGCCAATTCCGACTTGGGGCATTGAGGGGCAAAAGCTACAAGGCATTCTTAATAAGACAGAGCCAGACAAGCTCGTTAAATCGATGTCTAATTTCTACATGGATGATAATCATGTAGAAAATATTCTTAGCCATTTGCCGGAAGATAAAATAGATGCCATCAAGCAATATATGGCTGGCCCTCTCAAACAGCAAGGTTATGAAGTTCCCGGCGCCAGCGCTAAGACTGATCAGGAAATTCTCCAAGACAGCCTCACACCCGTCAATTGGATGGAATATAAGCCCCAACGGGGTAAATTACCAGACCAGATCAATTGGGGTCAGAATGATCCAGAAAAACTAAAGGAACTGGGCGTTAACCCGAATGTGATCCTCTATAAAGGCGGCAATTTGCCTGCTGGGGAATACCCAGAACAGATTTTCGACCCCCTTAAGGATAAACCTCATAGCGATGAACCGGCCTTCTTTGCCGCAGACGCACCTCATGTGGCTAAAAATTATGGTACATTGGGTGGTCACTATGTGGCAAGACCAAGTAAAGTCTTTGAAGTTGATTATACTAAACTCGCCAAACAGTTGGGCCATCCTATAGACCCAGAAAGCGGCACAGCACCTTATGGCGGCCTTGTAGCCAAAATCCTCAAAGAGGCCAAGCAGCATAATCCTGATCTCGTCATCATGCATAATATGCATGATTATGGTGGGCCTCAAACCCAATACGCCTTCATGAACACCAGCGTCTTGAGGGCGCCCCATGCTGCATTCGATCCAACCAAGTTACATTTACGGTATCCGCTTGCAGGGCTCGCTGGTGGAGGGCTGTTTGCCTATGGCATGGCAAATGATGAAAGTCAGGCAGGACATATGGCAGACGGTGGCAAGGTGAAGCACAAACAGATCGATGAAGACCCGCAAGAGCATGAATTTATTGACTTTAGCCGGGGTGGGTTGTTGAAAAGCGAAGTGCCCGGCAGGACTGACAAAATCCCCCTCAAAGTAAAGGCGGGGGCCTTTGTTTTACCGGCCGATATACCTTCTGCTCTTGGACAGGGCAATACATCTGCCGGTGCAGATATCTTAAAAAAGATGTTTCAGGGAGGACCTTATGGCATGGAGGCGCCACATATCCATGGCCAGCAATTTCATTTCCCATCGCATTTCAGTATGCAGATGCCTCATAGTAAGCACGCCGCAGGTGGGAAGGTAGAGGAAGAACCCGTCAAGAAAAGCAAAGCTAAGGTAGATTATCGCGAAGCAAACACCGCTTCCCGCCGTTGCGGAACCTGCAAATATGCCTATGGACCAACCGGACAACGCCATTGCTGGCTGGTCGAGGGTATGATTAAACCTGATGATGTCTGTAATCTATGGGAACAGGGTATTGCCAAAAAAGCCGAGGGCGGCAGCGTTGAACACGTCCCCATAATCGCCGCAGGCGGGGAATTTATCGTAAGTCCCGAAATGGTAAAGGAAATTGGCCACGGGGATATTATTAAAGGCCATAGGGTGCTAAGCAAATTCGTCCTGCATGTCAGGAAGGAACATATCAAAACCCTGCGGTCTTTAAAGCCCCCCAAATAATCATGAAAACCATCACCAAGATACGCGCCAAAGAACTTGGCCTCAGACACTTCTACACCGGTAGACCGTGTAAGTATGGTCATTTTGCGGCAAGACTCGTCAGTTGTGGTAATTGTACCGGCTGTTTCGTTGAATATGAGAGGAAGAGATATGCGGCCAACCCAGAAAAAATCCTTGCCAAAAATCGCAGATGGAGGGTTAAACACCCCGAAAAGATAAATGAAATATCCAGAAACTGGTGTGCCGCTAATAGAAAAACAGCAAGAGCCATCAAACAAAAATATGCCTCTAAACCCGAAGTTAAAGCCCAAAGGAAAATCTGGTTTAAAGAATATAGGCAAAGACCCGAATCCAAAATCCTTAGCCGCCAACATAAGCGCACAAGACGAGCCCTTGAAACGGGGGCGGATGGTTCTCATACGCCCAAAGATGTGGCCAACATTTTTAAAATGCAAAGAGGTAAATGTGCCTATTGTAGGGTAAAATTAGCCAACGAGTATCATGTTGACCATATTGTTCCGTTGTCTGCTGGCGGTTCAAATGATCGTAAAAACCTTCAAATTTTATGTCCTCCGTGTAATTTGCACAAACACGCCAAGGACCCAATAGAATTTAGCCAATCTTTGGGGCTTCTGGTATGAGTTCACCATCAGTTATTCGTATTGCTACCATTGAAGATTTGCCGGAAGTCTGGCGGTTATTCCGTATGGGATACGGAGAGAACGCCCTGTTCCCGCTCGATAAAGATAAGGCACTTTGGCATCTGAAACGCGCCTTGGAACCCGAGAAAATCCATCCAGAAGACAAGGGAATGAGGGGTATTATAGGAGTAATCGGGCCAGTCGGAGCCTTGGAAGCCGCCACATTTCTCACCTTAGCCTGTTTTTGGTATACGCATCACCAACATGTGGAGGAATACATAGTATTGGTTGACGAGGATCACCGCAAGACAGATCATGCTAAAGCCATGATTAATTGGATGAAGCAAACGGCACAACAGGCTGGGCTGCCTCTCATTACTGGTATCCTATCCAACAACCGGACCGAAGCCAAGTGCCGACTTTATGGCAGATTATTGCCCAAAGCCGGGGAATTTTTCGTTAAATTCCCAGATAATGCTATAATGCCTACAGAACAAAACGTGAACGGGTTGAATTAATGGGCAGTGGCGGGAAAGGCACCAGTACCACACTTACTGGTCAAAACCAGAATCAAAGCTATTCGGCCAACCCTGCTATCCAAGCATCGGCTGGGCAGGCGCTTTCTGCAGCACAGACCGCTGCCGCCACTCCATTCTCTCAGCCGGTAGCCCCAGTTGCGGGCCTGAATGCCACTCAGCAACAAGCCTTTGGCCAGATAGGGGCACTACAGGGTTCCGCCCAGCCCTATTATAATCAAGCGCAGGGGCTTTATAACCAAGCATCCGCAACGCCTAATGTCGCTAGCTTTTATAACCCAATGGCTGCAAATGTCACAGCGCAGCTACAGAATATCTTTGGGGAACAAAACCAACAAAATACTGGCAATCTAGTCCAGTCCGCCGGTGGTATTGGGGCTGATCGTGTCGCGGTTGGTCAAGCTGATATGGCTAACCAGCAGGGTCTTGCCGCAGGCCAGACCTATGCCAACCTGTATCAGCAAGCTACATCAGCGGCTCAGGCGCAGCAGCAGGCCGAAATGGGGGCCGCTTCTGGTATATCCGGACTTGGTACCCAAAGCCTCCAATCGGGCCTACAGGGCACCAGCGCCCTGCTGGGAGCCGGTAACCAGCAACAGCAACAGACCCAGGCCCAGCTTAATGCGCCGTATCAGAACACACTGGCACAATTGGCCTATCAATTCCAGACTCCGCAATATCTGGCAGGTATCACCGGTGGTCTCGCGCCTGCTTTGGGTGGAACCACGACCGGAGGCCAGTTCACCAATCAAAATGCCACACCTGCGCAACCTAGTTTGCTTAGCCAGCTAGCCGGTCTTGGTACCGCTGGTGCGGGCCTCTATGGTGCCCTTGGCGGAGGTGGCCAGAGTGCCGCCTATGGCGGAGGCAATGCATTTACAGATGCCTATGGTGGCAGTTCAGCCAATCCATTGCCGGGCCTAACTGCGGCTGATTATGGCACTGGTTTTGCCGAAGGTGGCAATGTAGAGAGCTTCGATGATGGCGGCCAAACCGCCCAACAAACCGATATCCCAGGAGGGGCAAGCAGCGTCGATCCTGTAGTGCCCTATATGCCCTTAAAGGCAGGCGCAGGTCATTCAGTACCTTTAACGGGCGGTATGACATTCGCG